TAACTCCCAGTGTTCCGCTAAGTGTAGTATTACCTGTAACACCTAATGTACCGCCAACTGTAGCGTTAGTGGCAATAGTAGCAGTTCCTGAAAGTAATAAATTCTTAAAGCGGTTTGCAGTGGTTCCTAGATCTACGGTATTTGTAGCTGCAGGAACAATTGTATTGGTTGCTGTAATAGCCACGAACTCATGCCAGACCGCTGCATTTGAAGTAGTACTTAAACAAATAAAAGCTCTGTCTGTAGAGGTGTTAATCCAAACAGAACCTACCGCATAACCTGCACCTGTATCATCTGTGACTGTTGGATTTGATGTTGCAGTGACATTATTCTTACCACCTATGCCACCATTAGAAGATGGCAAAAAGCCAGAGACAGATGTTGCTAGATTAATCTTCGGGGCATTTCCTGCAAGACCATCATGGCTATGACCACCAGTGCCAAATGCTGTTTCTATTTGGTTAAATTCAGATGTAAGCGGTGGAGCCGTAATGTCAGCGCCATTTATAATCTGACTACTCGCTTGGCGTGTGTATCCTGCCATGTCCTACCTTCTCCCTGAAATCGAAAATTCGAAGACAATACCTTGTATGGAGTAGGGCTTAAATTGCCCAATCGTCACATAGGTTGCCCTTGTTGCAAAACCAGATCCCTGTACATCAGCCGTAAGAATTGGTTTTGAGTTACCCCCATAGAGAGCATTTGCATCTCCATAGTCTAAATCTAATTCGTTGTACCTAACTGGTGCGCCCTTAGAGTCATCTTTATACTCTATGGGTCTGCTTACATTATAATCGCCCCAATCATAATCTAAGTGTAAGAAAAACTCTGCAGATCCTTCTGCCCTTACAAACGTATTTACTTTTCTTAATGTTTTTCGGACTTCTGTATCACCAAAATCTAAATAAGGTGTTGCATACACTGCAGTAATATCCGACCCTGCAAAGCTAGATCCAACTTCTTGCCGATAAACTTTGCCATCATAATCGCCATGAAGGGTAAATTCGGTTGTACCTATATACCCAGATTCTGTGCATGAAGCCCTAATTCCACTTAGTTCACCAAAAGACCACTCAATAGAACCGCTACTGTCATACAGACCACCAATAATACCGTAGCTAAAAATTGTTTCTTCAGAGTCATCCCCAACAAAAAATCTTACCTGAGATTTATTTCGTATAACTACGGCATTTATTGTATCGGTAGAAAAGTTTTTAATTGCATTTACGAGAGTAACTTGGATTGCCTTACTTACAGTCTCTAATTCAACATCTCCAATTTTTGAGGTGGAGGAAACAGGCCTGAAACCATCAGGCGCTAAGAAAAGTAAGTCACCTGCAATTTCAACTACACTATCTCTAGCAATACATCCTACGTTGTTGGTTACCTGATCTATAGTGAAAGTGATACCGCCAGAAGAGTTTTTAGTAGCTACAGTCTTTTTTATCGAGTTTGTACCAAATATAAAAAGATCATCTCGAAAGGGTTTAATTTGCTGCACATTAAAAGCAGGTACTTGTGTGCCACCTCCTGCAGCCGAAGTCCAAGTATAAGGATCATTAGGCGCGGAGTGTCTTAGCGTAGAGCGAGAAGTTAAATCTCCACCAACCCATAGATGATTTTGATATTCAGCAACAATTGAAGGCGCGTCTACTAATTGATCACCCCCTGCAGAACTAGTACCACCACTATTACCTTGTAGTAAGGTGTACCAAGTAGTTCCATCAAAAACTATTGCAGGGTTTACCCCATCTACAAAGCATATAGTAGAACCGCTGCCCCAATCAAATTGTACATGGCGTAATTTGTCTACGGTTAAACTGCTCGACACATAATTTCTAGTTGGTGATCCAGAAATGACCTGCCAACCTGAGTTATCAATGAACTTATAGAATTTGTAAGTATTTGCTCCAACATCCTTACGCGCAGCTATAATGTAAGGATTTCCTATATGTTCATTCTTGTATATTGCTAGACCAAGTACTTTACCTTCGGCATTGGAGCCGCCAACGGTTGTATTCAGTCCACCTAGATAATCGTAGCCCTCTATACGTCTATAGCCTCCGTAGAGGCTAGGTTCATAGTTAACTAATCTAGTAGCAGATCCAGGTCTATTATCTGATAAATCAAGATGATTTTCATTACTGTTAAGACCGCCCCTACATATCAGCTTAAAGGACTCAATTTCATCTGCCATTAGAAGGCTACCCTTGTATCCCTGACATACTCAAAGTTGTTGATATACAGTGTCTGTAGGTCTTTGATCCCTAACGTAAATGCTTGATAGGTGGCGTTGGCTGCTTCAATATTATCCTTGAACATGTAGAGGTAATACAAAGCACCATCGACCAACACTGTGTCAAAAGCTTCAGGTATTCTTGTTACGTCTGTAGCTGCAGTTAGGTCGGTATAATTTAAGTAATATCTAAACCTGACGCTATAAGCTCCGTTAGGCGAGGGGGTTACCCCGAAACCGTTTCCGTGAGAAGGGAATACATTATCAGGAATACCTCTACCTGCGCTCCCTGCAGTGTAGTCAACATCCCTATGTTTAGCGTACCACTCATCTCTTTCTATAAAGCCAAGAGATTTATATGCTGCGCCTAAACTTGAATTTTCTAATATTTGAAAGCTATTCCAATCTGCTTTCTTAAATGCGGTAGGCCAACTGTATTCGGTTTGACCTTGTGTTAGGACTTGCGTAAATTCCGCTGCATTAAAAGGCCACTCAAACTCAGCCTGATTAATTTTTGCAATTGCAGATTTTACGGCATCTTTAACTAAGGTTTGTATCCCTCTAGTGGTATCAAAGTCCGAAGCAGGTATTTCAACTTCGTTTAATCTCCGAAGAACCCTGTTGCATAAATCTATGTAGGTAGAGGGCATTTAGCGTTGTCCTAATATGAGGATAAGGGGCCAGTACGCACTGACTAGCCCCCTAGAGTAGTTATTGTTTATGCAAGGTTGTAGTTTGCAGTGAACAATGTTTCTGGGCGTAGGATTTTCCTACCATATAAGTTTAAGCCCCTGTAGATGTCTGCAAAGGTTGTTGGTGAACGGAAAGTCTCTGTTTTAGCAATTTGCTGTGCAGTTGCTACTGCAGAGGCGTGACCTGCTACCATTACACCGAAGTTGGCTTCAGAACCTGCAGCCGCTACAGTACCTGGACCAGTACCTGCGTAGGGTAGATTGTTTGACTTGTAGATTGAGAAGCCTCGAATAGTACCTGGAAGTCTACCATTACGCATCTCATCACCGCCACCGAAGTCGCTGTTAATGAGTTTTGATGATTCATCCATTAATACTTCTGCGAAGACAGGATCTACTACCAACCAACGTCCATCGGTATCAACATTTGCTTCATCCATCTTACGAGCCATGCGGTTCATAATTGCTAATGGGGAAGTAATACCACCTGCACCACCACCTGCAGCGATTGGAATAGATGTTACTTCAGCGTCACCGCCTACATCTGATCCACCAAAGTCTGTGATGTCTAGTTTGTTGGCTGCAAGCAATTCGTCATTACCTGCACCTGAGTTTGCTTTAGTACCGTTTATGTCACCTGAAGCTGCACGTCTTGCCCATGAAGAGGGTGTCTTCCAACCTGATAGATAACCTAGTACTTCAGCGTCCATAGTATCACGCAGTTTGTATCCTGCATGGTCACTTGCTAAATCACCGAAGCTCACATGCGAGTGAGATTCTTCAATATCGTCCAATGCAAATTGAAAATAGTTTGCTTGATCGACAACCATCGTGAAGTCAGCGTCTGTTAGGTCTTGAGTTGCTAATGCCGTACCTCTTTCATAAGTTGTTACGTTTACGGTAGGTTCCTTAATTATGCGAATTGAGTCACCAAAGTTAGCTATCTCACCACTGTAATCAGTGTTGGTAACAGCGTCTACTACAGAAGCCTTTCTCAGGGCTAGCTGTACTTTTTTAGAAAAAATGATAGGCGAGAAGTTACCATTGGGTAAGTTACTATAGCCTGATGCTTTTGGAAATGCCATTGTGTTTCTCCTATATGAAATGGCTTTTAATTAGCCTCAACGTGAGGCAGCTATATCAGATAAGTAAAACGCAGTGTCAGTAGTCATAGGAGTGTCATACTAGGTATGGTTCCCATCTCACTGGTGGACTTTGTTAGTAATTTATCTGGAAGGGTAAGGTGAGGGGTATACCTGAATAGGTGTCCTTCACACTTAGTAATTCAATAGTGTCATTATACCATAGACACCTATTTATATCAATAGTTAAGTGTTATCGTGCTGCACCTGAAACATCATACTCGAATTTACCAGAGGCTAGAGCTTCTTGTATAGCATCTTGGTTTTTCTCGAACTCTTTGTCAGACATTCTAGCTACTGCACTTTCTGAAAATACAGCCTGTGATTTGGCTGCAGGAATAGAGGATGTAGTCCTACCTACGGCTTGGGCGGCACTCTTAGAAGTTTTTGTTCCTGTTTGCGCCTTATACAGATCAATTGTACTAGCTGCCCAATCTGAGTCTGTATTATTTTTATAGACGCTATCTTGGATGGTAGGATGCTGTAATGCTACCCAATCGTGGAACTTTGTATCCTGACGAATTTTTGCAAAGTCAGGATGTCTCTCAAGTAGACGTTGTTCGGCTGATTTCTTATGTATCTGCCTTTCAAATTGTTCTACTTTTTCAAGACGCTTTTCGCCTTCTCTGAGAGCTTCGTTAGCCCTTTTTTGGGCAATTGTATCAACAATCTTGGCAACGTCAGGGTAGCGTTTAGCCCAAGCCTCAACTTCTTGATCAGTTTTTGGAAACTTGATTTGGCTTCTTGTGGCTTCATCAAGCTGCTTTTGCATTTCTGAAACTTGTTGAGCAGATTGATCCCTAATCGTTTGTATATGCCGCTGAATGTCTTGATACCGTTTTTTATAAGATTCTTCTTCAGCATTTAATTGTTCCACTGGTTCTTGCCCTTCAGCCTGTTGCTTCAGTACTTCTTGACTGTAACTTAGCTCATCTTCTGCTTCTGGGGCGCGACTATATTTTTGCTTTTTTACCATATTAATCCTTCATGGGTCCGATTATCGGGTATCCATTTACTAGACTGCAAATGCGTATTTCTGTTTTTTTACAAATGCAGGGAGAGGTTTAGACACTGGAGATATTTCCATATCTTCATCGTCATTTAAATGATCGTCTACCTTCACAGTAGCGATCTCTACATCCATCTCTTCAGATGGAATTTCTTCTGATGCTTCGGCTTCCGCTTCGGCTTCTTCTTGTTCGGTATCGTCTGAGGCTTGTACTTCGGCTTCCTCAGTTCCCTCGCTATCGGATTTACCCGAATGAGACCCTGTGTTTTCGCAATGGTCACAACCTTTTCCTTCACACATTGGGCATTCAGTGACTTCTTCCTCGACATGCTGAATGAGGCCATCCATATGCATCGACATGAGACCCATTTCAGCCTCAGCTTGCATTTCCATAATATGTTTAAGGCCGTGATATTTAACTACGTGGGCAGGTAGGACATACTCGCCACTACTTAGATTAGCATCGATGTCATCTCGTACATTCTCTGCAGTTGATCCTAGAGGTATTGGATTACCCGACACTTCATCGTATGACATCACTCCTGCTTCTTCTTCATAACCCTCAGAGCCGCAAAGCATCCCACCGTGGTATAAATCCATCTCATCCTCATCCACTAATTCATTTTTCTGCAATGCTAACTGCACTTCTCTCTCTGAAGGGGAAACAAAGCCATCTGCATCTCTGTCGGCTTCGGCAATATCAACCTGTTCTTTGTTGTCTGCTATTTCTTTGTCTTCCTCTGATCGACCTTTCATGCCATCGTCCTTTGTAATAAAACCGCCAGTATTAAAATTTTCTTTTAGATAGTTAAGATAAGGGAAGGGGCTTTCTATTAGACCTGCTCTTGTGGCAGTGCTTAGACCTAAAGCTACTCCTGTCTTAGCGAGATCCCTAAATGACATCTTGTCTTCGTCATCGTTTTGTAGGTAGTCATAATATTCATCTAGCTTTTCTTGAGCTTCTTCAGGTGTCCACTGATCTGACATCAGTTTTCTACCGTCATCGTCCTCGAATGTTTTTATTTCTTGTTCTATTTCCTGCAGTGTTTTGACTGCACTATCACCGTAAGCCTTTTGCCAGTTCACGCCTGAATTGATTGCGTTATCTATGGCAGTTTGCCGATCCACCTCTTTACCATCCCAGATCGAGGGAATTAGGGTCTGTACTCCATTAATTTCTTCAATCCTGCCTCTTACTGTAGAGAGACTACCGTCATCGTTTTCTAGGGCTTTGCCATTGGCAATGTTGTAGAAGTGATGTTCTAATAATGGGTCCATTTAATATCCTAAAGGTGAAAGTAAGCCACCTCTGTTCATGGCGTATCTTACTTGGTTTTTAATTTCTCCATTACCTTTTGGTGGTATTGGTTTTGGGGCTTCAGCTTTTTTCCAATAAGTTACACCTTTTGCGTAAACCCTATCCCTGTAGATTGTAGCAATATCAAAACCTTTGACAGCTTGCCCTGTTTTCATGTCGGTAAAGAGATGTTTATCAAAAGGATTAATACCTACTTCAACAACCGTATCATCTATTTCATTAAGAACATTTCTTTCAGAGGTAAACTTACCTTGCACAGACATAGCAGGTACTTTTTTACCATCTTCAGCTATAGCTCTTCTTTTACCTTGATCTACATGAAATGTACCATCTGTTACTGTAACTGCAGGTAAATACGACTCAGCCTCACTATAATTAGGAGTTCCGTTTTGTCTAATAGGATGGACAGTCTGCAATCTATTGAATGGTGCAGGTGGACCGTCTGGATCTATTTTGGAGCTTAAATTTAATCTAATAGATTTTTCTTCACCTTCTTTTACTGCCACTCCTATTTTAGCATTCTTTTTAGGGCCACCTGCAGTACTTCTACTTAAATCAATTGCCTCTAAATTATCTAAATCGTAGTTTTTTAATACAACATCAGGGTTTTCAATATTAAATTGACTTGTACCTATTTCTAATTCATCTGCAAAAGCAGTAGCCATTTGTTCATCTAATGGTTTAGGCGGTGCCACAAAATTGTAAGTTTTTATATCTTGACGTTTTTTCGATAAATTTTTCTTATAAGCATCTCTCTCAGCCTGTTCGATTAGGTTAATGTACTCATTAACTTCCTCAATCATTTGATCATCTACTTCGGTAGATATGTCAGACATAGTCAGTGACCTTTGATCTCCTGAAGTGGGTATATCGTTAGCCCTACGTTTTTCAAAAAATGGTCGCATAAGTATTTCGTAGGGTA